GCTGGACAGCAGCGCAAACTGCTCAGGCGGCAGCAGCAGGTCACGCGGAACAATCGTGTAACCGGTGGCAGCCCAGGCATTCGACAGCAGCAGGTTGATCGAGGTACGGATTTCATCGGCAGTTGAAGTTGCCCATGTTTTAGGCGCGTTGGTCACCGCGGCACCGGTGTAGTTGGTCAGTCCTTTAACGCCTAACTGACTGTCACCGCGATAAACCTGCTCATCGGTGTCCATGTTCCACTTCAGCTGCATGCCGTCGAACTTCTGGGTGTCCAGTGGGCGGCCCACTTTGGCGGCGGCAGCCAGTTCGACAACAGTCCAGCCCAGCTCCATGCCCCACAGGGTCAGCGGGAAGCCGGTTTTGGAAATGTCGACGTTAACGCCTGCGATTGCAGTGGAGTCTTTGCCGATCCAGTTTTTGCCAGCCGGGTTAGGTGTACCCGCCGCCGCAAACTGAGAGTTGGTGAAAGAACTGATGTCATCAGCGATGGACACATCTTCGCGCAGCTCAATATCGCGCGACCAGGTATATCCCACCAACGGCATGTTCAGGTTCTGGTCAAGACGCTCAAGCTCGCCAACCAGGAAAGCGCCAGAACTATCAACGGTGGCTTGGTCAAAAGTAAACATATTTAGCGGTTCCCTTAGATGTTGTAAGCGACTTCAGCGTTGCCAGCGGCATCGCCTGCACCGGTGAAGGATGCGTTAGGCAGCACGACAGTTTCGTCAGTGACAGCCGCGCCCAGAATTGCGCCCAACGGGCTAGCATCGGTCGGGTTAGCGTTACGCACGTAGACCGGCGCGCCTTTAACCAGATTCACTGCGGTACTACCGATGTTCACGGTCATGTAGCCGCGCTTCATCACGTCGCCAGTGAAGTTCTTGCCGGTGCCAACCTGGCGCACCATGTCTGGCGTCGATGTGGTTGGGTATGGGCGAACGTACAGGCCGGTGATCACAGTGGCGGCATCAGACGCAGCCAGAGGAATAAACTTACCGTCTGTGCTGTCCTTGCCCACAAGGCCGTAGGCGCTGAATGTTTTAGTCGAGTCCAGAATCACCGGCTCGGTGGTCAGGTCCTGAGGGCGTGAAATAGCCCCGGCGATGCCTACTGGCATCCGGTACAAATATGCAACCATGGGTTTATCCCTTATTTTTTCCAGTGAGCGGCGAAGGCTTTGTTGAGAGCAGCCGGTGAGTTTTTGTTGGATGAATCGTAGAAAGCAGCGCGCGAGGTGGTGACCGGCACAGCGTTGCGCGACTTGGCGATTTCACTCGCAGATACGAACACGGCATCCAGAGTCGCTTTTGGCATTTTGGCAAAGTCTGGCGAAGCACCAACCAGCGGAGCAAGCAGCGCTTGACCTTCTGGTGTTTTGAAAGCCGCGTCCATGGTGGCGCGTTTGAAGGCAGCCAGTTTGCCACCTTCAGGCAGTTTGACGCCCGGCATAATCAGCTCAGCTCGAGCAACCACACCCTGATGGTAAGCAGCGTCAGTGGTGGCTTTCTTCTTCTCGTCCTCTTCATCCGGATCGGAGTCAGTGGTAGAGGTCGACGCCGGGTTAATCAGCTGCTGCACCAGAACCGCCAGCGCATCAACTTTCTTCTCCAGCTCACCAATACTCATGGCACCACCGCTTTCACCACCTTCCTCATCGGTAGTCAGGCCGCCAAGCTCACGCTCTTGTGGCAATGGCTGAGCCGGGTTGATGGTGATGTTTACTGCCCGCGCCAAATCAAGGCTTGGCTCGACCAGTTCTGATGGCGCATTGTCCACCAAATCAGCCAGGCTATCGGCATCCTTGGTTTTAATGGCCCGCTTCAGCTGGCTAAACCAGCCCTGATTTTTGGTAGTCATGAATGTGCTATCTCCAATTGAACAGCGAATGCCTGCGCGACCATTGGGTACGCTCGCACAGTGGTTACCGATAATTGTGTGTTGCCGGGCTTGTCCGGGGGCTTGCTGCTCGTATTCAGCGTCATAGCCCATGGATATCTGGTCCTGACCATCCATCACCTTCTGAATGCCTTCAGCAGTCTTAATGTGGATGTCACCCAGCATTAAATCTGACTGGTTGCCAGTGCCGCGCCGGACGTTCTGGATGTGTCCGTGTGCATGCTCTTTCCAGTTGCCCGGATTAACCATGTCTTTAGGGTGGCCCAGCGTAAATGCCATGCCTTCGAATGAGGCGAGCGTTTCAGGCCGGAATACTTCGTCAGCGTCGCGGGTGACGACAATCTCACCATCCTCATCACCAACGATGCCGGGTAGTTCGCTTTCGTCGTATACCTGCGCGCCAATACGGGCGATCGGGACGTCTTTGCACAGCAGGGAGCCGTCGGCCATCTCAAAGCGAGTGTTGCCGAGGCGGGTCGTGTAGAAATATTGCATCGTTAATCCTCGGGAACGACGACTTCGCAGTAGCAGCGGCAGTTGGGAAACTGACCGGCGTGACCGGTCATACCATCGAGCGTCGGCGGGGTAGCCCAGTCAACGTACTGGCCTTCCATTTGTTTGTGAGAGTGTCTAACGTCGCTATCGTCAGCTGTGCGCCAGATGTAGCCACGCGAACCGATAGCAGTAGATCGAGCCTGTGTAATTGCGGTGGATGCGCGTCCAACCTCAGTCCGGGCAATCGTTCGCGCCCGCGACTCAGTGATCTCACCGGTTCGCATGATTTCTCTCTTCAGCTCACTGGAGCGCCTGCCGGTGACTACAGCCTCAATCGCCTGATTGTGAATGTCGTAGACCCGGTCAGCAGCTTCCAGCGGGAGGGACTTGAACAGCTTCACCTGCTCCTGAATGATGCTGCGGGTGACCATCCCCTGACTGCCTGCCATCAGGTCGCGCAGGCCTGCAGAGATTTGATAGGAGCGCTCGCGCCACATCGCATCATCTGCAATCTCCAGCGTGCTGATGAGGCGGTTTGATACCGCTTCAGCCCATGGCGCAATCAGGTCAGCGTAACGCTCCAGCCTTTCCATGATGCCGGTGACGCTGTCATTTGAACCATCGTAAGAACCCTCGACTATCGTGCCCACTGCCTGCGCTATCTGTCGTAGCTGTGTTCCCAGTTGCCTCTCGGCGCGCTTCAGGTTCGGTGGCTTCGACGTTATCGAGGTCTTTCTCGCTCGGCGGCGGGAGGTCACTGGCATTATCAATATCCTCGTCGCTGATGGTTGAGCCGATGCCGGTTACGCGCGCTGTTTCCTGCAGATGCATCGCACCGGCTTTCTCAGTCATCAGCCCAGCGTCAACAGCTTGAACGGTTGCGGCCACAACCTTCGCTGCAGTGTCGGCGCGCTCACTGTCTGGCGTCTGCCACAGCTCGTTAAACTCGAAAGTGAAATCATCAGGCAGTGGCGATCCGAACAGGCTCATATGCAGAACCTGAAACAGTTTGCGGATGGGACGGCGTAACTTGCGCTCCTGCTGCGTGGACACGTTGTCGTAGTAGTTAGCCAGGTCAGTGTCACCGGTAGAGAACCCGGCAGGCGACTGACCAAACAGGCGCACCAGAGGTATACCGAACGCACCTGATACCTGTTGACCAAACTGCGCCAGCACATCACTGAGACCGGCATACGAATAGGTGTGCGCCTCGAACTTGTCGGCGGCATCCATAATCGTCATGCCTTCGTTGCTCTGATACTCGCGGATCATGTCCATATGCGACATCAAACCCTTGAACATTGGGCTGTCTTTACCCATCGCCAGCAACTTACGCAGGCCATCAATGCTGTATGTGCGCAGGTGAGCTTTGTAGACCAGCTGAGCAACGCCGGTTGTCGTGGAGTCGAAAGCCAGAAGGCGATCGAAGCAACGTTCGATAACAGACATGCCCCAGTCGTTTTCAGTCAGGCGCTGCTGGTAAGGAAGTGGGATGCCATCAAAGCGAATCAGTCGGGAGTGGTGAATGCGCCACGGCGGGATGCCGGTAGCTGACGTCACCACCTTATAGAACTCTGGCATGCCGAAGTCCGGCCCCAACTCACTCACACGGCGCTCGGTCATTGCATTGAGCATCCAGCGGTCCATTACCATCACGCCCTTAAAGGAGTCTTTGGCAATGGTCTCGACACGCAGCGGTGTTGAGTAGTTCTGCCCGTCAATCAGGATGACGCCCACAGCGCCACCGTAGAGCCGCGCCCACTTCAGCGTGTCATTTATTGCTTCCCACAACCCCATCTCATCCCAGGAGTTATCAAGCTGCTTCTTGCGGCCATCTTCCAGCTTGGAGGTAATGGTCACACCCTTGCGGGTCATGTCATCAGGGATTGCATCGACGCCTGCGCCAACCAGCCAGGATGTGCGATAGGCCTGCTCAATCAGGAGGCGGTTGCGAGAGGTCCAGTTGTTGCGGTAGGTGCCAGCGCCAGACTGGTTCGACTCGTTAACACCCATGCGGGCAATGAAGTTTTCATAGCTGTCACGCGTTGGTACAGGCTGCGACATGCTTTCTGTTTCGGACATATTCAGCCTTTCCCAAGTTGCGCCCAGGTGCCGAGGCTGTCTGAGCTGGTAATGTAGCCATCCAGCCCGTAGCGAATGGCATCGATGCAATGGTTAAACTTGTCGACGATGATCGGCAGTATGTCGCCGGTCTTCTTATCGACTTTGTAGGAGTAGTGGCGGAATTCATCGGCGGTGTGTTTGCAGCGCTCATGGATGATGATTTCCTCAAACCCTTTCAGGTAGGTAACACCATCTTCCACGCTACCTTTCCACTTAGCGGCCGCATCAATCGAGAAGCCCTGACGCGCCAGATAGCTGATGGTTTCCGGTCGTGAGTTATCACCCTTGACCGGCCATTTGCGCACTTCAGGAATGGAGTCGTAGAACTGCGGCATCTCATCCAGTTCCACGCCGACGCCATAGGCCTCGTATTCGATATAGAGCCGGGTGTCGATCATGAACATGCGGATAAGCGTGCTCGGGTCATTTGCAAAGCCGAAGTCAGCACCGAAGAACAGGCGATCGGCTTGTTGCCACAAGTCGTCAGGGAACGCTTCCACCCTGTACCGGTTACGGAAGATGACTGAATCGCTAATCGACTTCGGCTTACCCAGCCAGATGTGTTCATACGCCTCGTAATCGATGCGCTTGCAGTACTCCATCTCTTTGCGGAGTGTTTCAGGCAGGTATGGGTTGTCGTAGTAATTCACCTCAACCGTAATACTGTCGTCAGGCGGACTAACGATGAAGCGCTGATAGGTCGGGTCTGACTCTTCGCCGGGGTTAAACGTCACCCAAATCTCAGAGCCCTCTTTACGTATGGTCGGTATCAGGATCGCCCATGAATCCGAGGAAACAGATTGCGCCTCCTCCACCCAGCAGATGTCCACGCCTTCAGTCGACTTGATGCCGAGCGGGTCGAAGCGCAGCCCTTTGAACAGAAATTCACTACCGCATGAGCTGACAATCTTTTCATCGGTAATTTTGAACCAGGGGTTAAGCCCGAGCAGCTCAATCTGGTCTTTCAGTAGTTTGTGTACTGAGTCCTTAATGGAGTTCTGCACCTCGCGGGTACAGAGTATGCGGAGCTTCCTGCTGGCAGCCATGATGACCAGTGCGCGGGCAGCAGCCCATGATTTAGCGCCACCACGACCGCCGTGGAACGTCTTATAACGCTTGGGCTGAAAGAGTGGTTTGAACTTAGGCGCAAAGCTAAGTCTCGTCTCCGCTGCTGTCATCTTCCGCTCCGAAGCTAATCACGAATGATGGCGTGGCAAGAGGGAGGCCATTAGCGCCAACCAGTTCGTTTTTAACGTTGTCTTTGAATGCCTGGACGGTGACATGTTTGCCAAGCAATTCGAGGTTCTTGACCTTGTCAGGCCACTTAATCTTTTTCAGCAGCCCGGCGGCATCGCCAGCCATCTCGGTGACGTCCATGCCTGACAGCGTTGTGCGCCATACTTTGGGCCAGTCTTTGATGGGCTTCAGCTCACCGTTAGCGTTGAGGATGTCTAGCACGTCCATTTCGTCGATTTCTACCAGTCGGCGAAGGACGTAGGCTGCATCTATTCCGGTCTGCTCAACGCGCTCTGCTTTAAGCTGAGCCACCAATTCGAGGATGTGAGGTTTGGTGAGGTTTTCGTAGCCAGCCTCTTTGGCGGTCCTCTCGCTGTAACCCGCCCTGATAGCTGCCTGAGTGGCATTTAAATCTTTCAGGTACTCACGGGCAAACAGCTCTTGTTTGTCGGTGAGCTTTGCCATTTTTAACCTTTAATGAATGTGACTTTCGTTTTAACCAGTCGCCGAATGAGTCGGGCAGCTTCACGCTCAATCTCTTCAATGACAGCGGGTGTTGCAGGCTTTCCGGCATACTTGCGCTCAACCTCAGCCAGCACGCCATTCACATCAGCATTTTTTGGATGGATGATTTCGACATTTAATCGGCCCATTAAACACCTATATTGGTAAGCTAAATTTATATATATTGATGTTGATGCACTCTGCATCTTATAAAGAGGTTTTTGCCATGGATATTTCGATATTTCACAACATTACAATCCTTAAATATCTTAAAGACGCTTACCCACTGATGCTTGAATCCGAGGGATACAGGGTCTTATCAAATCAGTTAGAATCAGAAAACACACTTGATGGACATCTTCTTTATCTCTGGGAGAAAGGCCTTATCTCAACTGAAATGTCATTTGACCAGCACGATCAGCAGTGGAGCGTTAGCGCTCATGTAACCAGAATCACAGCGCGAGGTCTTGATTATCTATCTGAAGGTGAGAATTTTAACCCTCTAGTTCTCTAAGTCAGAACCCATCAGGCATACGATAGCTATGCCTGATACTTTTACCTCAGGCATTGCTCAAGGATGTACTGCTGCAATCCGGCTATTTGCTTTCTGGCGACTTCGATTCGCTCTCTGAGGGTGAAATAATCCCGCTGAGCGGCGTCAGTAAGTCGGGCGCTGGCTGCATCATCCATGCCGGGGGTGTCGGTGGCGGATTGTTTCTGGCATGTGGCGTTGAGCTGCAACCGGCGCTTGCCAGTAGCAACATCATCATGCAGCTGATCGATAGTGGCTTTAGCATCGGCTAACTCCTTTGTGTATTTCTCATCGAGTGCCGCCACATCACGCTGGCGTGCCTGAATATCGGTGATGGTGTCAGTGGCCTGCTCCAGGCTACTGGTTGCAGTGTCACGCTGCGCCTTATAGTCAATGGCATTGCCGCGATAATAGAGCGCATACGCTACTGATGTGGCTAAGAGGAGTAGAACCAGCAGGATGAGCGCAGCGAGCACTTTAGCCTTTAAGGTCATCTGCACTCTCCGCCAGACACATTGATCGCTCCATGTCTCGTCGGTTCATTAACCCGCGCCACTTCTGCCCGCCTGCATAAATCCACCGACGCAGCTCTTCACAGGCACCGTCAACATCACCTGAGTTAAGCCGCTTCAGCAGAGTTGATTTGGAAAATGCAGAAGTGCCAACGTTGTAAGTGAAGCTGTA